GGCAAGATCCAAGCTGACAAGCAAGTCGGCGTGATCCTGCACCGTGGCCGCGCCTTTGAGGCTCGTGACCTGGCTGCTCTGGCTGCTGGTTCTGACCCCATGGCTGCCATCGGCGCCAAGATCGCTGATTACATCGCTAACCAGCGCCAGAAGGATCTGCTGTCCTGCCTCGCCGGCGTGTTCGGCACCCTGGGCACCACCTCTAGCTCGGCTGCTTTCTTCCCCCTGGCCATCGACGGCGAATCGGGCGATACCCCGACTGTGCTGTCCCCGCGTCACGTGGCAGAAGCCAAATCGCTGCTGGGTGACCAAGGCGACAAGCTGACCGCTATCGCTATGCACTCCAAGGTCTACTACGACCTGGTTGAGCGCAAGGCTATCGACTACGTGTCCTCGAATGAGGCACGTGGCAGCAGCACTACTCAGTCCGGCGGTTCCCTCGTTGCTGCTTATGGCGGCAGCGTAGATGTACCAACGTATTGCGGCTTGCGAGTCATCGTCAGTGACGACGTGCAAACCGAAGGCAGCGGCTCCACCACAGAGTACGCCACCTATTTCTTCACCCAAGGCGCTATTGCCAGCGGTGAGCAGATGGCAATGCAGACCGAAACCGACCGTGACATCCTCGCCAAGAGCGATGCCATGTCGATCGACCTGCACTACGTCTACCACCCGGTTGGCGCTAAGTGGGGCGTGACCACCGCTAACCCCACTCGCGCCCAACTGGCGACCGTGGGCAACTGGTCGAAGGTGTACGAAACCAAGAACCTTGGTATCGTCCGCGCGACCAACACCTCTAACTTCGATTGAGGTAACTGACCATGGCATCCATCTTTGAACTTGGCGACATCCCCGGCGGTCTTCTGCCTGGGCAAATGGGCCTGGCAGCTCCTACTGCCACTGCAACCCTGAGTGCAGCCAACAGCTACAACACCATCATCCGTGGTGTGCCCGCTGCTGCTGCTACCTACACCACTGCTACCGCTGCTGAGATTGTCGCTGCCATTGGCGGTGACTGCGCTGTGGGCACCACCTTCATGGTGGTTGTGCTCAACGCGTCGGCTGGCGCCAACACCATCACCATTGCTGGTGGTACTGACGTGACCGTGAGCGGCGTAGCAACTGTTGCCCAGAATGCTTCCAAGGTATTTCTTGGCCGCGTGACTGCTGTTACCAGCGGATCTGAAGCGATCACCCTTTACGGCCTTGGCAGCACTGCTGCTGCTGTTGCCTGATAAATGGGCCTGTTCGCTTTCCGGCGACTGCGTGAACTGGAGGCTGCTTCTAACGAGGCAGCCTCTCTTTCTATTGCAGAGCCCGCACTTACACTTGAGATGACGGAGCCACCCAACGATGGCAGTAGTAATCGACGCAACGGTGGGCGGCGCAAACGCCAACAGCTACCTGACGCTGGCAGCAGCGCAGGAGATCATTGATGGTTTTGTGCAAGATGCTGATGTAACGGCATGGGCATCGGCTACCACCGATCAAAAGAATCGGGCGCTGTTTACCGCTACTCAGCGCTTGGATCGTGAGCGGTTCCTGGGTGCTCGCGCTACAGACACGCAGGCACTGCAGTGGCCGCGTACCGGCGTGCGCAAGCCTGACACCTACATCAATACTTACGCCGTAGGCTTTCCGTTTCGCATCACGACTGACTACTACACCGACGACGAGATTCCGCAGCAGGTGCAATATGCGCAGGTTGTGCTTGCCACTTACCTCAACAACAACCCAGACGGCATTGGACTGAGCGGGCTGGAGGATTACAAGAACGTCAAGATCGGCAGTATCGATGTGACGCCAAACCTTGGCTACGGCGCTGTTGGCGTCGATAAGATCCCACCGATCGTAGAGCGATACTTGACCGGGCTTAGAATTAGCGGACCAGGCAACTTTGCAATCAAGCGGTCATGAGTTACAAGTATCCCGGTGCTGAGTTCATTGACGACACTGCAGCTCATGCCGGCCGCTTTGGCAAGATCGTTGCCCTTGAGGATTCGGTGATTGCCAGCTTGACTGCAATAGATTGGACTGGCAACGCACTCAGCGCCATTCCGTTTAAGGCAAGCACTGAGATTGAAGGCGTCTTCACCAGCATCACTCTGACTAGCGGCACTGTTGTTGCTTACAGGCTCTGATGGCTTACGTTCTTTCTGGTGGTGGTGATGCGGTAGCACGCGAGGGGCTCGAGATCCCTACGCATGATTGCATTGTCAATACATACGACGGCGCAAACAACTTGCTAACTGCAACGTACAAGCGTGGCGGCACAAGCGGCAAGACCGTGGCAGTGTTGACAATGACCTACGACGGTAACAATAATCTGCTTACCGTTGTTCGGAGCTGAGCAATGGCATTCAAGCTCAACCCATTTACCAGCCAGCTTGATACCGTCCGCAATCAAATGTTGTGGGGGTCGTTTTACGATACCACTGATCAAATCGCAGCAGTCGCTAACACTGACTACGTTCTTGGCATCAATTCAACTGATCCCGAGAGTCGTGGGGTGAGCATTGTTTCCGGTTCTCGGATTACGTTTTCCAGGGCTGGCGTTTACAGCATCACCTATTCAATCCAGTTTGCAAACTCAGATAGTCAGATTCACGACATTAACGTTTGGTTGCGTAAAAACGACAGCGGCGCCAGTGGCAACGTTGCCGCATCTGATAGCAAGTTCAGCATTATCTCCAGTCATGGCGGCGTTGACGGTCATGTCATCGGCTGCGTGAATTACGTCCTAAAGCTTGCTGCTAGCGATTACTTGGAATTGATCTGGTCAACAACCAACGTTGCGGCCAGCATTCAATCCTTGCCATCGTCGCCATCGGGACCGGCGCATCCTTCCATCCCTGGCATTATCCTTACAGCAGTGCAGGTTGCCTGATGGCATTAGCTAGCCCGCTACGCAAGGTTGCCAGCAAGCTGATGGCAAAGTTTGGTGGTGTTGCCACTATCCGCAGGGTGACAACAGGCGCTTACAACACCAGCACTGGCACCGTTACTGAAACCACCACCGACACTACAGTGCGCGGCGTGCTGGAAGATGTCAACTTGCGTGAGGCTAATGATCTGATTCAGGCAAACGACAAGCGGCTTTTGATCGCTGCGGCTGACATTGCAAATCCACCTACCACTGCCGACGAAGTGCTCATTGGAGCAATCACGCATCAGGTGATCACGGTGCGCACCATCGAACAGGACAACACCCCGATCACCTACGAGCTGATCCTGAGGGCATAATGGCACGCACAATCCGCGTTGGTGACATCGGCGACTATGCCAGCCAGCAGATGGAGAAGCTGTTGCGAGTTGCGGTGCTGGAAACCGATAGCCGTCTTAAGCAGGCAAGCCCTGTCGATACTGGCCGGTTTCGTGTTAGCTGGCAAGTAGGTGAGAATGCGGCCGGCTCTTACGACGGCGGGCCGCAACAGCCGCCTTCAAATACAGATCGATCGAAAACATCTCCGCCAGGCGGATTGATCGTTCCGTTGCGCAAGATGAACTACCAGCAAGAAAAGCTAGGCAACGTCTACAGCGTGCACAACAACCTGCCGTATGCCGAGCCTCTTGCCAATGGCAGCAGTAAGCAAGCACCAGCGGGTTGGGTGCAAGGCATCGCTAAGGACATCCAAGGCTTTGTGCGCGTCAATGCTGACCGAATCGGGAGGGAATCATGAGCAGCACCTACAACGACGTACGCGCTGCAATTGAAGGGCGCATTGCAACGCAGATGGCCATAGCGCCTGCCTATCCAGTCAGCTATCAAAACGTGCCGTTTACGCCGCCCAACAACACGCCATGGGTGCAGGCGTTCATCCGCTTTGGCGATAACAGCTACGCCACGCTGACTAGCTTCAACCGCCAGACTGGCACGCTGGTGATCAACGTTTTTACGCCGCAGGGTCAAGGCACTGCTGCTAATTTCACCATTGCAGAGCGGCTAAAGGATTTGTTTGATCGCGCCAAGTTTTCTAGCATCATCTTTGATGCAGCCTCAGGGCCAGCGCAAGTAACGCCAGCAGCACCTGAGCCTTACTTTCAGACTCAGCTAACTGCTACGTTTGAAGCGTATCTAGACTGAATGTAGCCACTACCGTTCACAACATGGCTGTCACTGTTTTGTCCGGTACGTCCGGCGCCCTTTACTACAAACCCGCCGGCACTAACGGCAACTTTCCCGAATCTGGCGTCAACGCCAGCACTGATGTCATCACCGTTCAGCCGTATCTGAACTTCAAAGCTGGCGATCCGGTGAAATTCCGTGTGGTCAATAGCCAAACCGGCGGATCTGGATCCGGTACGCTGCCGTCTCCCATTGATGGCGCCACCACCTACTACGTGCTGAGCTACACCGCCGCTACTGGCGCGCTGACCGTCTCCACCGCCGCTGGTGGCACCATCCTTGCCATCACAGACGACGGCACGGCTGTAGCACCTAACGAGTTCGAGGTGTACTATGCCGACTACGCCGCTGTGGGTCAAGTTCAATCCTGGAGCTTCGAAATTTCACGCGCCGAGATTGACGTAACCACCATCGGCCAAACCGCTGGGCAGTACGCGCCCTTCCGCGCCTACATCCCCGGTTTTGCTGATGGCAGCGGCACTGCCACCATCTACGTCACCAACGAAGACGCCGCCCTCTCCAACCGCATGGTGGAAGACGTGCTGCAGCGCCAGCAGGTTGGTTGCGGCTTCAAGCTGTACACCGACAAGGGCGCTACCGAAGCCCTGAGCCGCAGCATCGCAATGGATGCCGTACTGCTGACCGCAAGTCTGAATATCAACCCCGATGATGCTCAGCAGGTGGAGATCACATTCCGCCCGGCGGGTGTGCCCACTTTTGACTTCAGCACTTCTGCTTGATAGTTGAACGGCCCCGGCGTATGCTGGGGCCACCCACATTTATTGCATGGCATCATCTGCACTGGCACGGCTCAAAAAAGCAGCCAATCTTCAGCCAATCAAGCGCGTCGTAACACTCAGCGATGGGACTACGTTTGAGTTTTACGCCACAGCGCTGACCATGGCAGAACGCGAGCGCGCGCAGAAGATGCCAGGTGGCGATGATCCCAATGGCTTTGCGCTGAATTTGCTGGTAACCAAAGCAGCCGACGATGCTGGCCAGCGGTTGTTTCAGGCCGGTGAAATTGCTGAGCTGAAGAATGATGTGCTTGATAGTGATTTGCAAGCCATGATGCTCGCCATCATCACCAACCCAGAGGAAGGCAAAGAACTGGACATGAAAAGCGGTAAAGGCTGAGCTGAAGAAAGACAACCTGCTGTTGCTGCAGCTTGGGATTGCTAAAGAACTTGGGTATAGCTTGGCGCGATTAAACCAAGAGGTAACGCTTGAAGAGCTGTTGCTTTGGTCTAGTTACTTTGAACTGCAAAACGAAGAGCAGGATCGTAGACTGAAGCAACGCCGTAGGTAAATCGTGTCGGTTGTCGCCAACGTTGCCATTAACGTCGACAGCCGCAATGCGGTTAGCAAGCTGCGCGAGGTTCAGTCACAGTCGCAGGCAACCGAGCGAGCAATTGGCGGGCTTGGTGGAGCGATAGGAAAGCTTGCGGCTGCGTTTTCTCTTATTCAAGCCGCCAAGTTTGTTTTTGTCAGCACGGCTGAAATTGAAACACAGACGCGCAGCCTTCAGGTTTTAACAGGTAGCGCAGAAAAGGCTGGGCAGATCATCAAAGATCTGCAGCAGCTTGGCGCTGTAACGCCATTCACTAGCTCAGAGCTGATTGATTCAGCCAAGCGTTTGCAGGCGTTTGGGGTTGAGACTAACAAGGTCGTTGAAACAACGCGGCGTCTTGCTGATGTCAGCGGTGCAACCGGCGCTGAGCTGCAGGGATTGGTTACTGCCTACGGGCAAGTTCAAGCCAAAGGCAGGCTGCAGGGTGAGGAGCTACTGCAGTTCCAAGAGCGTGGTGTTGCGCTGCAGCAAGTATTGCGCGAAGAGTACAACCTAAGCGGGGAGGAGTTTCAAAAAGCACTAGAAGGCGGACGGATTAGCGCCCAAGCCGTTGAAGCTGCGATTATCAAACTGACCGATGCCGGTGGCAAATACGCCAATGGCGCTATCGCTCAGAGTGATACGCTAAACGGACGGTTTAGCACACTGCAAGACTCGATACAAGTATTAGCGCAAACTATCGGCAAAACTTTAGCGCCAGTTTTTCAATGGGCGCTAACTCAAGCGACTGCAGTTGTCAGCGAGATACAACGAATCCTGGACGAAGCCAATAACGCTGGCGGCGCTAGGGATCGAGAAGCTCAATTTGCGCGAAATGCTGATGCAGCGGTGCGAGCCATGAGGCTTAATCCATTTACACAGCAAGGCATGATGGCTGACATGCGTCAGCGAAACATTGAACAGCAGCGAGCAGATTACAGGCTGCGCCAACAACAAGCAAGGACACCATCAGTACCAAGCATTACATCCATGCCGCCTTTGATGGGCGCCAAGTCGGGCGGTGGCGGTGGCGGTGGCGGCAAAGGAGTATCTGAAGCAGCACGTGAGGCGGAAAAATTACGGCAAGAGCTTGAACGGTCGCTTGAAGTTGGCGATCAACTGGGCGTCCAGTTTGGCAGGCAGGTTGCGCTGTTATTTGAAGGCAACGAACTAGAGCAAAAACGCCTGAAGATTCAATTCGACTACGAAGACCGCGCTAAGCAGATTGCAGAGCTGAAGAATGCTGAGCAGCGCACCAACCTGAATCAGCTAAACGCCGAAATCCAGAGACTTGAGATCATTGAGCTACAGACAGAGGAACTGAAAAAGCAAGCTGAAGAAGCCGAAAAGCTCTTCAAGCAAGCAATGGAGGGTGCGGAGTTTGGCGTAGCAGGCCAAGGCACTGTTGCATCTGGATTGAGTGATGCAATAGCCAAGCTGAAAGAGGATCTGAATCCAATCAAACTGCAGATTGACGCGATCGTTAACGGCGCCAATGCAATCGGCAGTGCTTTTGGTCAAGCATTCCAAGATGTGGCAACCGGCGCCAAATCAACGCAAGAAGCGCTAGCAGATGCGTTTGAAAGCATCGGCAAGGCATTTGTCAGCATGGCAGCTGAGATCATTGCCAAGCAGATGACCCTAATTATTCTGCAAACCATCTTTAACGCGTTGAGCGGTGGCGGCAGTGCTTTAGGTACAGCAAACAAGAACCTTACTGGCACGGGGGCGCTAAAAACTCCGATTCCAGGGTTTGCTGTAGGCGGCCGCGCCAACGGCGGCCCAGTCAGCAGCAACCAGCCTTACATCGTCGGCGAGCGTGGTCCCGAGTTGTTTGTGCCTGGTGTTAGCGGCAGCGTCGTATCCAATGCCGATACCCGCGCCGCACTAGCCCAGCAAGCCACAAACCGTCAAGGCAATGACACGCGGGCAATGCTCAATCAGCAAACTGCCAACCGCCAGATGAATGCTGGCGGTAGCGCAATGCAGCAAAAACCGATCGAGGTAAAATACGAATCAACCGTGATCAACGGCGTTGAATACGTCACCACTGAGCAGCATCAGCGTGGCATTGCGTTGGCAGCAGAACGCGGCAGGGCGCTTACACTGCAAACACTGCAAAACTCAGTAAAAACACGTAAGCGCGTAGGTATGGCATGAGCACATTTGCATTCGTCAACTACGCACGCTTTCTGCAAAGCGACGGCACGCCAACATCGCCGGTTTACGCCTATCAAAACTTCAGCATCAATCAAACACGCATTTACAGCAGCGTGACCTATGCGTTTGCGCCATTCGGCTACACGCTGGGCGCTGGCAGTAAGGGCGGCGACCGCAGCGAATCCAGTCTTGTTGCAGGATTGGATCCGATCAGCGTAAACATCTTTGCTGAGGCAGTTGAGTCGCGTTGGCTGCTGGACATCAAAACCGTCAGCCTTGACCCAGAAACCTTTGCTGATGATGCATTGGTGCGGTCTGAGCTGTGGCGCGTGGCGCAGTACGAAATGGACACCGAGCGCGTGATCCTGAAGCTTTCCAGTCCGCTTGATGCCACCAAAGGCGACATCCCTAAGCGCCGCCTAACCACTGGCATCGTTGGCGCATTACCCAGCACCGGCAGCCTAGTGATCAGTTAATGGACTGGAAGCGCTGGATTGGGCTACCACACGAGTTTGGTGCCGACCCGGAAGACGGCAAAGGTGCAGACTGCCTAGTGATGGTGTGGCGCATTCTTGATGATGCCGGCATCCATCACCCGTCAATGAATGCACAGTGGCTGCAGTTTGCCGAGCAGAAGCGTTGGCCAGAGCTGGAGCAGTTATGGCGTGATGGCACCGTTGAACTTGATGGCCCGCAGCAGCACGCCGTAACGCTGATCCGCAATGGCCCAGCCGGCCTTGGCGTCAGTATCGTTGTGGATGACGGGCTTTTGTTGGTGCATCACAGGCGTGGCGTCCGATGGGTGCCGCTGTCGTATATGCCAAGTCTTCGCTTTTACAGGTTTCACTGATGCTGCCTTCTGATCGCTACCTCGCAAGCCTGCTGGGTCTGACAGACGAGCAGTATCTGTACTTCAAGGCTGAAGTGGCGCGACATGCCAAGGAGCAGCCGGAGCCAGCGGTAATTGCAGGCGTTGAAACGATTATCGCCATCACACTCAGCGTGATTGGCATTGGCTTTCAGATTGCCTCGTCATTCCTAAAGCCAAGCGTCCCGCAGCAGCAAGGCGGACGTCCTGCGCAGTTGCAGGCACGCAACCGCAGCGATGCACCGATCACCAATAACCAGCGCTATACCCCGCGCTACGGCTTCGACAGCACGCAGGACATCACCACGCTGGGCAGCACCGTCCCACTGGTGTATGCGCTGCGTGAGGCCATCAGCGGCACAACCTACGGCGGCGTGCGCGTAAGCACCCCGATGCTGTGGAGCCAGATCTACAGCCTTGGCGGCAGTCAAATGCTGCGTGCCATCTTCATGATCGGAGAGGGTCCGATCGGCGGCATTGATTCGAAAAACTTTGCAGCTGGCGGCAACACGCTGGCCAGCTACGACTTTGGCAACAGCACAGCCAACAGCGCCGGCAGCAGGCTCACCGTTTATGGCCGCGTGGGTAGCGGCTTGACCACACGCATTGCATCGGGTGATCAGATCTTTGGCCGTGCTGCTAACGCTGATGTAGGCAACGCGCAAAACGCAGGCGGATCCGATGTATTCATGGTGCGCCGTGGCAGCAGTTGGGCAGCAGACTTCAGCAGCGCCACCAGGCCGAACAACCAGACGATCTTCGGCGTCTACACGCTTATCGGTAATGACCTTGGCTTCAAGGTCAATCCAGTGATCAGGCCGCGTGTACAAGCGCAGTTGGTGCCTGAAGGCGAAGACGGCGATGCGCAGGTGAAGTGCAAGATCGACG